TGAACATTCAGTTCATTTTGTGTGAGTGATTACAAGGGCTTAGTTTGGTTGCGGGGGCAGGATTTGAACCTGCGACCTTCAGGTTATGAGAACGCTGAACGACCTACTAAGCCCTTGATGTAACGCGAAAAGTTACTGGAATAACAAAGCAGTACAGTAACTCGCGAACTAGTAAATAAACAAAATCAGAGGCTTACATGAACGAAGAAACCTGCACACTATCTGCACACGACCGCCAACGCCTGATCTCCAAGCTGTCTATCGACTTGGGCAAGGGCTCACCTGAAGACGCCCAGATCCTGCATGAAATGGCGGGGGTGGATGAGGGTGTCGAACGCTATCAGGCAACACTACAAGATCCGGCCACACGTCTCTCCGACACTGCCGCCGGTCGTAAGATTTTCAACGAGACAATGTCGCTGTTGGTCCCCGCTGTTCGCGAGGCGCAGGACATTGCAATCGACGGTATCGCCAACTCAGGCAAGGGCCTTCGCCCACAGTGGTGGTGGTACATCTCTTTCGTTTCACCAGAGAAGCTGGCGTACATCACCATGCGGTCCATCCTTGGGATGCGTGTAGCCAACGGGGGCGTCGGTCGTAAGGCCACCCACATCTGCCTCGAGATCGGCCAAGCTGTTAAGCAACAGGTCGAGTTCGAGAAGTGGCTGGCCGAGTCCAAGAGGACTGCCAAAGAGACAGGCGGTCGTGACCTTGCGGCCCAGTTGGTACGCCGGGCCAAGAACTTCAACCAACGGCAGTGGGGTAACTGGTGCCGCAAGATCGACAGCATCGAGACCCTCGACTGGCGTCGTGATGTGAAGATGCACATCGGCTCAAAGCTGTTGGAACTGAGTCTCGAGAACACAGGTGGATTCTTCCGCCTCGAGTACGTTCAGATCCGTAATAAGACTGAGCGTCAGGTGTTCTTATCTGATGCCTGTCAGTCCATGATCGAAGACATCAACTCACGCATCGAGGCTATGTCCCCGGTGCTGAAGCCGATGCTCATCGAGCCACAGCCTTGGGGCTGGGATGAACTGACCCGCACCTACAAAGGTGGCTACTACATGGTCAACGTCGAACTGATCCGGGGTGGTCTGCATAAGCACACCGCCTCATTGGACCAGCCGCTGTCTGACATGACACTCAGTGCGGCCAACATCCTCGGCTCTGTTGGGTGGGTGGTGGACACAGACACTCTCTCGCTGACTGAGGAGGTCTACAACAACGGCCTCGAGTTGATCGAGGGGTTGCCCAAGCCTGACCCTGTCGCGTTCCCTGCGCGCATGGCTGATGACGTTTGGGAGGCCCTTGGTAAGGTCGAGAAGGCCGAGTGGAAGTACAACCTCGCCAAGATCCACGGCAAGAATGCTCGTGATGTTAGCAAGCGTGAGTCTGCAATCCGCAAGATCCACATTGCCAACAACCACCAGGATTTTGATGAAGTCTTCCACCCCGTGAAGATGGATACCCGTACACGCTTCTACTACACGACGCCTGACTGGAACCCACAGGGTGACGGTATTGCCCGGGGCACCATGAAGTTCGCTAACCGCGCACCTCTCGGTGACCGTGGCCTCTACTGGTTGGCCGTCCGCCTGAACAACACCTTCGGAAACGACAAGGTGTCCTTCTCCGATATGCAGGATTGGGCCCGCGAGAACCACGACAATATCGTGGACAGCGCACTCAAGCCTCTGGATGGGTGGAGGTTCTGGGCTGACGCTGAATCACCGCTCGAGTTCTACCAGACCTGTATTGAGTGGATGAGTGCCACAGGCATGACCAACCCCGCGAAGTTCATGTCTGCCCTGCCGATCCACCAAGACGGTAGCAACAACGGACTTCAACTTATGTCCCTGCTTGGCCGCGATCCTCTCGGTGCCAAGCTGACCAACTGCTCTGCTGACCCTACCCGCTATGACATCTACGCTGAGACAGCGACGGTGGTACAGCGGCTGGTCAACGAAGACATCCTCAACGGTCGTCGTATCGAAGAGGCTAGTCATTGGGCAGGACATATCGACCGATCAGTGTGTAAGCGTGCGTGCATGACCACGTCCTACGGTGTCACCCCTCGTGGCATCCAAGACCAACTCATGTCGGACGGCCATGTTGAAGGTCTCGAAGGTGATCCCATCAAGAATGCGGGTTACATGAGAGACAAACTGATCGAGGCCCTTGAGACAACGATCGTGGCCTCGCGTCCCATCATGGATTACTTCCAAGGTGTGGCGTCAGCCCTTGCTGAGTTTGATATTCCACTGAAGTGGGTAACCCCTGCCGGATCAATCGTCCAACAAAGCTACTGGAACGTAGCCAAGTCAGACGTGAAGACCGTCATGGGTTCATACTTCATGTGGGACGAGAACCCACAGGGTGGTCTCAACCAGCGGAAGCAGTTGCTGTCATCCTCCCCCAATATCATTCACTCGATCGACGCATCACTCATGCAACACATGGTGCTACGTCTTCGCGATATGGGGATCAATGACATCGCCTGTATCCACGACAGCTTCGCTGTCCATGCGTGTAACGTGGACACTATGCGTGACACCATCCGCCATGTGGCCGCCGATATGTTCGGAGGCGACTGGATCCGCGATGAGTTCCACGAATACGTCCGCTCATATGCCAAGGGCATCGATCTCCCAGAGCCTCCCGCTCAAGGAGCATTCGACGTAACTGAAGTGCTCAAAGCTGAGTACTTCTTTGCGTGATTTCAACCAGTTGCAATTGGAGGATGCTATTGCCCAGAAAGGCATTTGACCTAGAGGACGACCTTCAGCCCCATCACATACCACTTGTGACGCGGGCTGTCGCGGAGTTCGCACTGACCGGCGCATTGTCGGTCGATGTCGTGATGGAACTACAGAACGAAGGGTTGGATTACCGATCCATACTCGACGCCTGTATGTGCCACCCGACCTACACATCAACGACCCACTAAGGAAACAGAATGACAAAGAAGCAGATGACCGTTTTAGTAAGCCCTCTCGCAACAGCCGCATATGCATGGCTTGCACGTCCAGATGAAGGACAAGAGTATTCAGACGGTAAGTACAAGGTGACACTGGTGCTCGACAAGAAAGAGCCGGGTGTCGAGGAGTTCATCGCTGACATGACCACCAAGGCAGAAGCCATGGGCACTGCCGAGTTCGGCAAGTTGCCTAAGACTTTCCGCTATCCCTACAAGGACGGCGACGACGGTGGTAAGGAAGAGTTCGAAGGTAAGTACTTGATCGTCGCTAAGACCAAGTACCAGCCCGGCTTCGTGGACGCATCTAAGCGTGCTCTGGCCGAGGATGTATTCCCCATGTCTGGTGATGTCATCCGCGCATCCTTCGGCATGATGCCGTACAAAGCAGGAGGTGCCTTCGGTGTCTCTTGTCAGCTACGCAACGTGATGCTGATGGAGAAGCGCAACAGTGGTGGCGGGTCTGATGACTTCGCTGACATCGCGGCCACCGCCGCATCAACAGGAGACACTACAGGTGACGACGAAGACTTCGACCTCTAAGGTCAGTCTTCTCGAGCACATGAAAATGTACCTAGGGGCCTCGGCGTTGACGATCACACTGAACGTCGCGCCGGTCCCTGCTTCACGACCTCGAGTATCCAAGTGGGGCACCTACTACGGCAAGAACTATGAGAAGTTCCGCCGCGAAGTGCGTGACCTACTCGTGAACCACAGCGGTGAGAAAATCACCGGTGAGATTTATGCGATAGTCGAGTGCGTGATCGAGCCACCCAAGACAACCAAGCGTGATTACCCAAGGGGCGACGTAGACAACTACGCCAAAGGCCCCTTGGATTCACTTACGTCTAACGGGAACTTCTGGCACGACGACGATCAGATCACAGCGCTCTTCGTATCCAAACGCTTCGCTGAAGCGGGCGAAGAACCTGCCATACACATTCACTACACAGAGGCTAAAGATGAAACAAAATGAATTGCTTATGAAACACTTCGAGAACGTAGGTTCGATCTCTAACATGGAAGCACAGAGTATGTATAAGATCCGCGCCCTCCCGCGCCGGGTCTCTGATCTCGAGGCGAAGGGGTACAAGTTCGATCGTGTTCGCAAGACCGACTTAACTGGACAACGCTACGTAAGGTACGTGTATGTCCGCGCTGATTGAGGCGCACCAATCCTGTCCAGACTGCGGTTCAAGCGACGCACTGAGCGTGTATGAGGATCACTCATATTGTTTCAGTTGCGAGACTTGGACCGCCTCTGGCTCTACATCTAAACCACAGCGGAGTAACAGGTTGAGCGGCTTAATCACTGGGGGTAACTACACCTCATTACCAAAACGAAGATTGAAAGAAGAGACTTGCCGCCTGTTTGATTACAAGGTCGGTAAGCACAAAGATAAACCAGTACACCTCGCGCACTACCGTGACGTTGAGGGCAACGTGGTTGCACAGAAGGTGCGTTACCCAAGCAAAGAGTTTGCGATCATGGGTGACGCAAGCAATATCGTTCTCTTCGGACAACACCTCTGGAAATCTGGAGGTAAGCGCATTGTGGTTGTGGAGGGTGAGATCGATGCCCTCTCATATTCACAGTGTGCACCGGGATGGCCTGTCGTCTCAGTCCCACAAGGAGCACAGTCAGCAAAGAAGTACATCAAGAAGTCTTTGGATTTTCTGGAGGCCTTCGACGAGATTTGCTTCATGTTTGACAACGACGAGCCGGGAAGCAAGGCCGCACGTGAGTGCGCTGATTTGATCACCCCGGGCAAGGCCACCATCGCAATCCTGCCACTGAAGGATGCATCGGATATGTTGGTTGAGAACCGCGTGAAGGAACTACTCACGTCGGTCTACTCAGCCAAGTCTGTGCGCCCTGATGGTGTCATTAACGGTAAGGAACTATGGGATGCTGTTAGCAAACCTCAAGTCTTGGGCACGCCGTATGAGTTTCCTAGTTTCAACAAGGTACTCTTTGGCCTACGTCCACGTGAAATTGTTACGCTCACGGCTGGGTCCGGTGTTGGTAAGTCTACGATTGCCGCACAGATTGCGTACGATCTTGCAATCAGGCATGGCAAGAAGATCGGGTACATCGCGCTTGAAGAAAGTGTTGCGAGAACTGGACTTCGATTCATGTCAATGCAAGTCGGGCGACCGTTGCATCTTCCGCAAGATCTGTCAGAGGATGAGCGGCGACGGGCATTCGACGCGACGTTAGGTGGGGGTAACTTCCTACTGTACGATCACTTCGGATCACTCGACTCCGACCACCTTCTTGCAAAGCTGAAGTACATGGTCACGGGTCTTGGTGCAGAGTTCCTGTTCATTGATCACCTCTCAATCCTACTGAGTGGTGGTGACTTTATGACAGGCAACGGCGACGAGCGGAAGCAGATCGACTACACCATGACTAAGCTACGGTCGTTCACAGAACAGACCGGCGCAGGGATGATGCTGATCTCACACCTGAAGCGCCCATCGGGTGACAAAGGTTTTGAGGATGGCCTCGACCCAACCCTGTCCAGCCTACGTGGCTCACAGTCCATCGCGCAATTGTCTGACGCTGTTATCTCAGTGTCGCGCAACGCATCCGATGGACAGAACACATTGAAGATTAAGTGTCTGAAGAACCGATACGCCGGACTAACCGGAGACATCGGCCATCTCAGGTACAACCCAGATACAGCAACTCTCGAGGAAGTAGATGGGGACTTCGATAAAAACCTAGAGGAGACCGATGCCTTTTGACAACGAACGCCGCGAAACTCCGGCGACGCAGAAGGGAACTAAAGAAAGAACTGGTGGCTTACTTCGGAGGATCTTGCGCTCGATGCGACACCATACTGCCCATCGAGTGTTTTGACTTTCACCACACAGACCCCCGCATGAAAGACTTCTCGGTCTCTCAAGAAGCGCTCTGCCGTTACAAATGGGAGCGCGTTCTTGAAGAGGCCTCGAAGTGCTTAATGCTTTGCGCGAACTGTCATCGAACAGTTCACGCGCTCAACGAGGAGAACTATTTTGAAGACGCTTATAGCAGACATAGAGACGAACGGACTACTCCCGGAGTTGGAGACTTGCCACTGTTTGGCGGTGGGCTCGTTGGACCTTGACGACATTGTTGTCTACGCCGACCAGCCTAACTACCCGCCACTCGCTGAAGGTCTTGCAAGACTAAGGGAAGCCGACCGTGTTGTGTTTCACAACGGGTGTGGGTTTGACTACCCTGCCCTCCGTAAACTCTACGGTAAGGATGTGCTCGATCGGTCCAAGGTGTTTGACACTTTGCTTCTATCGCGCCTCGTGGAACCAGCCAACCGATCACACGCACTTGAGAAGTGGGGTGAGCGGCTCGGCTTCCCGAAAGGTGACTACTCCGATTGGAGCCAGTTCACCGACGAGATGGCTACGTACTGCAAACAAGACGTGGCCGTAACCCAGCGTGTCTATCACACACTCATGCAGAAGATTGATGAGAAGTGGGAGGCCGCGCTACGCCTCGAGCACGACTTCGCTTGGGTTATGTCATTACAAGAACAGCACGGCTTCCGCTTGGATGTTGAGGCTGTTCAAGAACTTGATGCTGAGTTGCGCCAAGAGATGGCAACCATCGAGCAAGAGTTGCAGAAGGTATTCCCGCCGATCACGATCGAACGTGTGAGCGAGAAGACCGGCAAGCCGCTCAAGTCAAAGATCGAGATGTTCAATCCCGGGTCCCGCAAACAGATCGCGGAGCGCCTGAAGGATATGTACAACTGGGTACCAAAGAAGTTCACCCCCGCCGGGTCGCCACAGATTGACGACTTAGTGTTGGGTGACCTCGACTACCCAGAGGCGCGGCTGTTGGCTCGGTACTTCCGATGCCAGAAGCAACTCTCAATGATCAGTGAGGGTGACAGCGCTTGGTTGCGTTGCGTTCGTGACGGCTACGTCCACGGCCGTGTCAACACAATCGGTACCGCCACCTCACGGTGCTCTCACTTCGCCCCCAACATGGCACAGGTAGACAAGAAGGATAAGCGTATGCGCGCTGTCTGGTTGCCTGACCCCGGCCACAAGCTGGTTGGTTGTGATGGTGATGCACTCGAGTTGCGAATGCTTGCGGCATACCTCCACCACTTCGATGGCGGTAAGTACACACACTCGTTGCTTGAGGGTAAGAAAGAGGACGGCACTGACGTCCACTCGATGACCGGCAAGCTGGTTGAGTGTGGCGATCGAGATCAGGTGAAGCGCCTGACGTACGCCTACCTATATGGCGCTGGTGATCCCAAGCTAACTCAGATCCTGCGTGAAGCAGGGGCTGGTGTTAAGACGGGTAAGGAAGCCAGACGCCGTATGAACGAGGGCATCACAGGCCTCGGCAAGCTATCCACATTGGTGCGCTCTCGCGTTAAGCGGGGATACATCAAAGGTGTGGATGGCCGACACGTGCCGGTGGTTGGTGAGCACAGCGCTCTCAACTACTTACTACAGTCAGCCGGTGCCATCCTTATGAAGAAGGCCATGCAAGTCTTTCACTACGATCTCTGCGCATCAAGCGGGTTCGTAAAGGACGACGAGCCTGTCCACTTCCACTACTGCGCCAACGTCCACGATGAGGTGCAACTCTCGTGTGAGCCTGAACACGCCGAGACGTTGGGCAAATTGTTTGCGGAATCAATCAAGATTGCAGGTGAGCGCTTGGGTTTGAAGTGTCCTACTTCAGGCTCCTACGACATCGGATCTAGTTGGTTAGAAACCCACTAGGAGAACTAATGACAACAGCACTAATTGACGCCGACATTGTCGCGTTTCGTGCCGCCGCCAAGTCGCAAGATGACTTCGGTGACGGCAAGGTAAGCGACGCCCGCGTGGCGATCCGCGAGGCCGAGCACATACTTGAACAATGGGTTAAGTATGTGAAACCAAATAACATCCTGCTCTGCTTCTCATGTCCGACCCGGAAGTATTTCCGCCACGACATCTACCCAGAGTACAAAGCACAGCGCGTGCAATTAGAGAGGCCTCCTGCTCTTTCTAATGTCATTGAGTATCTGAAGTCCAAGTACAAGTTTATGACGCTCCCCGGCCTCGAGGCTGATGACGTTATGGGCATCATGGCTACAGGCACAACCATCAAAGATGGTGTGATTGTTTCGATCGATAAAGATATGCAAACAATCCCCGGGAAGTTCATCAACCCTGACAAGATGCGGCGTCCAGTTCGCATCAATGCCGGGGCGGCTAACCTACTGGTCTTCCGCCAAGCGATGACCGGCGACTCTACCGACAACTACCGTGGTATTCCCGGGGTGGGTGCGGTGAAGGCTGACAAGATCTTAGGTGGGGCCAACCAATTAAACCTATGGGGTGCAGTAGAACAGGCGTTCAGCGACAACAAGCTGACGACTGAGTACGCACTCACAATGGTTCGTCTCGCCCGCATCTTGCGTGCCGAGGATTACAACTTTGAAACTGGAGAGGTTCGCCTATGGCATCCCGCAAAACCCCAGTGGATGACGCCGTCAGCCCACAACACTACCAACTCGACGGCATCCAAGTCTACGACTACATCGAGCAAGTCTGCCGAGATCTCCCCGGAGATGAAGCAGTCGCCGTTGCCAACGTCATCAAGTACATCAGCCGATACCGAAGAAAAGACGACGGTCATCCAGCAAGCACCCACATCCGCAAAAGCGGGTGGTATCTCAACAGGCTCCTCCAAGCTGTCGAAAAAAAAGAGAGGGCTGGTGCATGAACAATCGTGAGCAATGTGCAATGGAGTTCAGCCGCACGGCTGGACAACCCATTAACACAGAGATCACAGATGACACGCTACTCTTCCGCATCAAGCTGATGCGTGAGGAGATGCGTGAAGTAGAGGAAGCGGCAGACGTCGTCCTCTATGAGCACTGTTGTGGGAAGGGTGCATCCACCCGCACACGTGCTGATCTCTTAAAAGAACTGTGTGACCTTCAGTATGTTTTGTCTGGACTGCTCGTGACCTTCGGTCTCGATGACGTCTTTGATGCGGCATACAACCGCGTGCACCTGAGTAACCTATCAAAGTTCCCCGCCACCAAAGCCCCCGACGGCAAGGTGATGAAGGGGCCAAATTACAAACCACCATATCTTGAGGATTTAGTATGAGCATTTCAACACGCGCGCAGATCGTCACGCGACGTACGTACAACAGGCCGACAAACGAAACAGGCACAGAGTTTGAAACTTGGAGTGAAACGATCGATCGGGTTATCTCCCATCAGAAGTGGTTGTGGGAGCGTGCTAGTGGCACAGAACTTACGGCGGCCGGTGAGACTGAACTGAATGATCTACGCCAGCTAATGCTGGACCGTAAGGTGTCCATGTCTGGCCGTACGTTGTGGCTTGGTGGTACTCCAATCTCCCAACGTCGTGAGGCCTCTCAGTTCAACTGCTCATTCACACACGCTAAGACCGTGAGTGACATGGTTGATATTCTCTGGTTGTTGCTTCAGGGTTGTGGTGTTGGCTTCAAGCCGATCCCCGGTACGTTGTCTGGTTTCTCTCGCCCAATCGGTGCCGTTCAGATTGTCCGGACTGCACGTACAGAGAAGGGCGGCAACCCCAACAACGTAGAAGAGTGGCACCCAGACACCAAGCATTGGATCATCCGCGTTGGCGATAGCGCCGAGGCATGGGCCAAAGCTGTTGGCAAACTGATGGCGGGTAAGTTCCCCGCTGAGATGCTGACACTAGACTTCTCAGAGATCCGACCAGCGGGTGACCGCTTGGCTGGCTATGGCTGGATCAGTTCCGGTGATGAAGCAATCGCTCGTGCCTTTGCCGCAATCTCTGAGATCATGTCGAAGCGTGCCGGTCAATTACTGAAGTCTATGGATATCCTCGATATCGTGAACTGGTTGGGTACCGTGTTGTCTTCACGCCGCTCTGCCGAGATCGCTATGTATGACTTCGGTGATCCAGAGTGGAAAGAGTTTGCGCTGGCAAAGAATGAGTACTGGGTCAACAACCCACAACGTGCTCAGTCTAATAACTCGCTGGTGTTCTACACCAAACCACTACGCCCTGAACTGCGTGGCGTCTTCCAGACAATGCTGGACGCCGGTGGCTCTGAGCCGGGCTTCATCAACGGCGAGGCCGCACGTGCTCGTGCCCCTTGGTTCGCTGGTGTAAACCCGTGCGCTGAGATCCTGTTGGGTGATAAGAGTTTCTGCAACCTGACAGAGATCGACTTGGCTAAGTTCCAAGGCGACACACACAGTCTGCACTACGCGGCCAAACTGATCGCTCGTGCGAACTACCGCCAGACTTGCGTCAACTTGAACGACGGTATCCTGCAAGACGCGTGGCACCAGAACAACCAGTTCCTGCACTTGTGCGGTGTGGGTGTTACCGGTGTGGTTCGTAGTGGTATGGATACCTACGACTTTAAGTCGTTGCGTAACATTGTGGTTCAGGCGGCCTACTCAATGGCCGACGAGTTGAACCAACCCCGTCCGAAAAATGTGACAACAATCAAGCCAAGCGGCACGTTGTCTAAGATCATGGACACCACTGAAGGTGTACATAAGCCCTTGGGTAAGTACATCCTGAACAACATCAACTTCTCTAAGCATGACCCGGTGATCCCGATCCTGCGTGAGGCTGGCTACCGTGTCTTCGATAACCCGATGGACAAGGACGCAGTGCTGGTGACTTTCCCTGTTGAGTGGAAGGACGTCTCGTTCGATGTTGTCGATGGTAAGCACGTCAACATGGAGTCGGCACTTGTCCAACTCGATCGTTACAAGATGATGATGGACCACTACGTCGAGCAGAACTGCTCAGTGACAATCAGCTACGACCCCTCTGAAGTAGAGGACATTGTGGACTGGTTGCTGAACAACTGGGACAGCTACGTCGGTGTGTCGTTCATTCTTCGTGCAGATCCTTCGAAGACTGCCACCGACCTTGGTTACCTGTACCTTCCACAAGAAGTGACCACCAAGGAAATCTACGACGAGTATGTTGCAAAGCTGAGTCCAGTAGATCTCGAGAAAGCAAACAGCTTCGACGAGATCATGGATGATGAGTGCGCGACCGGCGCTTGTCCAATTCGATGAGGTAAAACTATGGCACCAGAAGAGTTCGGAATGTGGGGTCTTGCGGTGCTTGCGTGGGTGGTGGCGTTGTATTCAGCGCTGTTCGCCCACGCCTTCGTTCGTGAGTACACACGGGCCCTGTGGTTAGAACACCAACTACGGCTCAGATACTTAGACAAAGTTGATGGTGGAGAAGAAGACCCATTTAACTAACAAGAGGAAAACGTATGAACATAACCGCTGAACTAATCGACCACATGGGGTCTGACCTCACCGTGATCAATGCGGCAAAGGTGTCTTTTCACAAAGAGGCCAAAGAGTACAACCCCAGTGATGAGCGGCTGATCCGCTACTTGGCTGTCCACAATCACTGGACCCCCTTCTCACACCCGCAGATCACACTGCGTGAGAAGGTTCCAATGTTCGTGGCACGTCAGCGCTTCAAGCACATGGTCGGATTTACGTACAACGAGGTCTCAAGACGCTACGTCTTCGACGCCCCTGAGTACTACGTCCCGCCTGTGTGGCATGAGCGCCCAGACGGTAGCATCAAGCAGGGTGCCGGAGGTGCTCATAAGGACCAGAAGACCCTGAAGCTGGCCTACGAGACGGCAGTCGCTATGTGTGATGACATCTACCACACCATGCTCAACAAGGGGGTAGCCCCTGAACAGGCCCGTATGGTCCTACCAATGAGCATGATGACCGAGTATTACGTCACCGGATCTCTCGCCGCCTTCGCCCGGGCATACCGCCAACGTATCGACGCCCACGCCCAACACGAGATCCAACAACTCGCGATTGAGTGGGACAAGATAATCCAACCACTATTCCCGGTTTCGTGGAAACACCTTACAGAGGGGGCTTCTGCCCATGAGTGATCTAAATGAAACACAAGGTATCCTAGATACCGAGATAACAGAGTCTGTAATGCACTTCATTGATGTATTGGACTCTCTCTACCCCCACCGCTGTATCAGCAGAACTGAAGATGTAATTGATGCCCACCGCTACGCGGCTGTGCGTGAATTTATCGATGAGTTAGTGGCCGTCAAAAACGACCACTTGGAGGGCGGAGATGTTGATTAGAGAAATGTCTCAGGGTGATGTCGAGTACTCAGTTCAACTGGCGAAAGATATGCATCACGAGTCTTGGTTCAGTCATTACGACTTCGACATCAACAAGGCTCGACAACTTTGGGATCGCAAAGTAGCGCAACCGGACAACTACTGTCTCTTTGTGGCAGAAGAAGATGGCGCAGTAATCGGCGTATTCGCTGGTATGGCGTTTGAACACTTCTTCGGTAACGACAAGGTGGCCGCAGATTTAATACTGTACGTTGATCCAGAGCGCCGTGGAGGCACCGCCGCACCACGTCTTATCAAGGCCTATGAACAATGGGCGCGTAGTGTCGGATGTAAAGACATACAGATAGGCGTTTCCACAGGCATTCAGGTTGATCGCACCGCGCGATTATTTGAAAAATTAGGTTTCGGACACCGAGCCTATATCTTTAGAAAGAGGGTTTAATTATGTGTGGAGGCTCTTCAGCACCCCCGGCACCACC